GTCCAGCAGGAGCTAAATGAGCAACTTGGTGGAATCTTTGGAAACCTTACGAGTGAGCTACTGAGGCCCTATCTGGCACGGAAGCTTCACATGCTTAGCAAGTCAAAGTTGCTACCAGCTCTGCCTAAAGATTTAGTAATGCCTACTGTGGTTGCTGGTCTTAATGGTGTTGGTCGTGGGCAAGATAAGCAATCGCTTATTGAGTTCCTTCAAACCATTGCTCAAGGCATGGGGCCAGAGGCTTTGTCTCAGTATGTGGTGCCGACTGAATTTATGGCTCGCTTAGCTGCTGCTAGTGGGATTGATACTGTCGGTTTGATTAAGACCACACAACAGATTCAGTCTGAACAAGAGGCTGCACAAAAACAAGCAACACAAAGTCAAATCATGGGACAGATGGGTCAGTTGGCCAAGTCTCCTATGGCAGAACAGTTAATGAATCAAAATGGAACCGAAGAAGAAGCGCAGTCGGGCTCGGACCCCGGAGGGGCAGTTCAAGGGCAACAACCCCAAGTACCCGGACCTCAATGAGGCTTGGCAGCCTGATGAGGTTGCTCCAAAAATTAGTAGCAAGCTTAGCTACCGCGTTAAACCCCGCATTAAAACTTCTGGCAGTGCAGGTAAGTACAGCCAGAAGCCAAAGATCCGCCCAAGTAAGTAATTTATGACCACCACAAACTTTGACCCTTCAGAGGGTGTATCCACTGACCAACAAAATGCTGAAACAGCTGCCCTTGCACAGGGTGAAAAGCTTGCTCAGATGGAGCAAGAAGATCGGGATAAGAATTGGGATAGGCAAGTTGATGACGAAGAATCGGCTGCTCTTATTGGTGGTAAGTTTAAAAGTCAAGATGATTTGCTCAAGGCTTATGAAGAACTTCAATCAAAACTAGGTAAACGTAATGAAGACAACGATGATGATGATGAGTCGCTCGAAGAAGGGCTGCAAACCGAAGGGGACCAAGAAACCGAAGAAGTATTAGATCAAGGTGAAGTCAGTGAGACTGTTGCCTACATGGAAGAGTTGAGTAAGGAATATGATGAGGCAGGTGATCTCTCACCAGCTGCTATTCAAAAACTTTCAACACTCGCTCCAGAAGATTTAATCAAATCATATCTACAATATCAAAAGAGAGCTGACCAAGCTTTTGCTGCCAGATCTATGCAGCAAGCAGAAGTGGTAAGCATTCAGCAATCAGTTGGTGGTGTTGAGGCTTATAACGAGATGATTAATTGGGCTGCCGGTAACCTGACAGAACAAGAGATCACGGATTTTAATTCTATCGCTAACGGTACGAATGTAGCTGCAGCCAAGTTTGCCGTAGAGGCCCTCAGCCAACGCTACAAGGCTAATGAAGGCTTTGAAGCACCACTTGTAACAGGTAAGGCTCCTTCGTCCCGTGTGAAGGGTTACAGGTCTCAGGCAGAGCTTGCTAGGGATATTGGTAATCCTTTGTATTCATCCGACCCTGCATTCAGAGAGGATGTAGAGGCACGATTAAGGAACTCTGCTGATCTTCTTTAGTAATCCATAGTTCGTTCATCCCATAAGGGACGCAGCTACCTGAAGCATGGAACGGGGCTCAGGTCTATGGAGATCCAAATGACTGACATTCAAGTCAAGCAGGCAGTTCGTCTACAGAATGCTGCCCAGAAAAAAACTAAGCTCACCTATCGAGGTGTTCAATACTTACTAACTACCAAACCAGCCCTCTAAGAGGCTTTGTATCTTACTTTTCCTTGTAAACTCCAAGGAATCGGTTACGGAATCGAGGACCGGAAAAGCCTCGATGTCAGCCAGATGGTGAAGGAAGGGTTCGATTCCCTTCCCTGGTTTTAGCCTTCCAAGCCCCCGAGGGGATAACTTGTTAGGTGCTAGCGCCTAGTCTGTGGCCTAATACGGACAAAATTTCTACCGGTAGGAAGAGCTTATATTCTTTTTATTTATTTTTTTAAATGACCATTACTAACATTACTAGGCCCAACGCCGCCAATGGCGCTGTTGGTTCCGGTTCTTATAATGACAGGTACGCCACCAGTCTTAAATTATTTTCAGGCGAGGTGTTTCAAGCCTTCAACTCAGCGACGATTTTCAAAGGTTTGATTCGTTCTTACACCCTTCGAGGTGGCAAGAGTAAGCAATTCTTGATGAGCGGCAAGCTCAATTCTGGGTATCATACGCCCGGAACAGCTATCGAGCCGACTGAAGTGCTGAAAGCTAATGAGCGCACAATCATCATGGATGATTTGCTCATTTCCAGTCAGTTCGTATATTCTCTTGATGAGATTCTTTCGACTTATTCTCAACGAGCTGAGATCAGTAAGCAGATTGGCGAAAGTTTGGCCCTTCACTATGATGATCGTCTTTGCCGTGTTCTGTGTAAAGCAGCAACTACAGCATCGGTTGTCACTGGAGAGCCTGGTGGATTCCAAGTTAACATTGGATCCGGCAAAACTTTTGATGCTCAATCAATTGTAGACGGTCTGTTTGAAGCAGCGGCCACCCTCGACGAGCGTAACGCTCCTATGGACGGTCGGGTCTGCATTCTTAGCCCTCGACAGTACTATCATTTGATTAGTAGCGTTGATACTAATATCCTTAACCGTGAAGTTGGTAACTCACAAGGTGATATGAACAGTGGTAAGGGTCTTTACTCTATTGCTGGTATTCGTATCTTCAAGTCCAACGTATTGGCTAACCAGTACGGTAAGGACGCAACTGCTAACGCAGCTGTAACCGGCGAAAACAACAGCTATGTTGTTGACAACTCAAACCTTGCTGGTTTGGTATTTCATAAGGAAGCAGCAGGTTGTGTGGAAGGTATTGCGCCTTCTATTCAAACAACTTCTGGGGACTTCAATGTCCAATACCAGGGCGATTTGATCGTCGGGCGTTTGGCACTTGGTTCAGATGTACTACGTACTTCTGTTGCCGGTTCTCTTCAAGCAGCTTGATAATTTTTCCTTAGGGCTTCGGCCCTTTGGACTTCCCATTTCCTAAGTAAATTAATGGCAACTATAAAGGCATCACGCCTAGCGGCAGTAAACACAATTATTTCTAATGTCGGACAAAGCCCTCTAAATAATCTTGATAGCGGTAACCCTCTAGCAGAATTAGCAGAGGGTATCTTGGACGAGATCACTCGTGCTGTTCAAGCTGAAGGCTGGTCTTTCAATACAGAATATGGATACCCAGCTACTCCTGATACAACCACTAAAGAGGTAGCTGTAAGGAGTAATATGTTGTCTGTGGATTTATCCCCAACTCATAAAAAACAAGTTGTTATTCGTGGTGGTAAGCTCTACGATAAAGTTAATCATACAACTACCTTTACAGAAGATAGCCTAAAGCTTGATATTGTATGGCTTGTCGATTTTGAAGATATGCCAGAAGCTTACAAAAACTATGTGACTGTTCGTGCGGCTAATGTATTTGCTGGTCGAACTGTGGGAACACAGGAGGCAGTCAAGTTTGGTGAGCGAGAGGAGCTTATGGCTCGTGCTAATTGCATCGAGTATGAAACACAACAAGGAGACTATACGGTCTTCTCTAATAGAGATAATGATATGACATATAACGGTTACCGTCCTATTGATGCCCTCTGGAGATAATTATGGCAGCTATTTCTCAGAAGATTCCAAACCTTCTTGGTGGCATAAGCCAACAACCTGATCCTGTTAAGTTGGCAGGGCAAGTTGTGGATGCTTGTAATGTTTCTCTTGATCCTACGTTTGGATGTAAAAAAAGACCACCTATTAAATTCTTAGGTCAGCTTGCTACTAACATCCCAGTCGATGCACATTGGTTCCCTATCTTTAGGGATTCGTTTGAGCGTTATGTTGGTTGTATTTATCAAAATACAGATGGTACTGCTAGCCTTCGGGTCTTCAATGCTGAAACCAGCGTGGAGCAAACTGTTAATACTTATGGGTCTGCTGCTGAATACCTTGTTACTGATAGTAGAAAAAGTCTACATCAGCTGACCATTAATGATTACACAATGATCTGCAATGGTGAGAAGGTTATTACTATGTCTGGCTCAGGTGTTGCAGCTGTTGAAGAGGCTTTAGTTGTTGTAAATGAAGTGGGTTACAATACTACCTACGGAATAGATTTTCTTGAGACTACCAACAACCAAAAAGTTAAGGTTTATAGAGCTAAGAAACTAGCAATATC